TGTCAGCGCGGGAAAGAAAGCCGATGACCTCGTGCTGACCGCTCATCTGTCCCTCAGGATTCTTCGGCACGGTAGGCCCCTTGGGCGCCGTCGGCGCGAAACAAGGGGCAGCTGTCTGCGAGTCTAGCTGCGCGACGGCAGGCTGCTCGACGCATCGCTGATGAAACGCGGGACCGCCTCGCGGTTAGTGAAGAACGAAAGAGAAGCGAGGGTGGTAGCAATCAGGAAAGTGGAGGAAGCAAGCGCCGAGGATACGGAGCTGGCAGACGCAACCTATATCAAATTTAACATAATATAGATTATGCGAACCGCCTAAGAAGACATGACAATCTCGCCAGAGGCGTCAGTCAGTTCCCACCAAGCACAAAATGGCTCAATTGACTGAAGCCTTACACACGCATCGAACTGGGTCTGAACTTCGTCTTCGTACTCGTAGCCGGGGTTATCGACCAGCTCGTAAGTCAGGATCATTTCATAATCTCCATTATGCGAAGCGCCTAATCCTTAAAGCCTACCCAGCGATCAGGTGCGGTCTTACCGAGCAGTTTGTAGAGACGAATCTTCCAGCTTTTAGGCGGAAGCCAAATTCCGTCCAGGTGACGAAGACGTTCAGCATTGGCATAACGAGATCGTTTGACTTTCATAACAGCTCCTTTGTTTGTTTGTACGTTAGCCGAAAACATAAACACGCTGGTTATCTCGGGCCCGGCCAGCGACATGATGCCCATTATGCGAAGCGCCCCAATCAGAACGGGAGCTGCTGCCGCAGAATGTCGAGCCAGTGCAGATCGGCAACGACCATGCCGATCACAATGCCCAGGACGAGCACGACAAAGTGACTAAAGAACCCCCGGCGCCGGGGTTGCTGCCTCGGCGAATGGATTCGCGCCGATGAGCGATTGTTGCGACTCTCCTGAAACCATTCCCTGTCTTGAAGACCCACGGCTAGAACCTCCTACGTTGATGGATCGCGGCAGCATGTTCGATGCCACGGACAGGCATTGTGCATGAGCCATCGCGTAGAGCGAACCGGAAGCGTCGAAGCACTGGCAGCGGGTCGCGTTGTAAATGCAGCCGGCAACAGGCTTGGCCGTCTCGGTTTCTGACCAGTCATAGAGGGTTGTCGTAGCTGGCAGCGCTTTCTTCTGGCCCGTGGTGGCCGCTGCGCGTACACCACTGGGCTCAGAAGGCGCTGCCATTGCAGAGGCAACAGGTTGATGAATGTCAGCACCTGAGCCGGTCAGCAGACTGCTCTCATTGGTTGCAGCGTTCCAGACGACAAGGCCAGCAACAGCGACGATGAGCAGCAGGAGCGCCGCCAGCTTCTTTGGCATCTTGAACTTGTGTGTGTGGATGGTGGCCGACTGGTAGTACTGGAAATGCTCCTTGGGAAACTTCCATGGAACGCTGTCAGCTCTGCCCTGCTCCCCTCGATCGTTGGGGGAGTCGACGGTGTGCTGCCAAGTGTACTTCGTGACGATCTTGGCGCCGAAGGCGCGATAAAGGTGGATGTGCTCGCCGGCCAGCTTGCGGATGTGATGGTGCAGAAAGCTGGGAGACTGACTGACGAAAACAAGGTCGTGCCCGGTGTGCCGGTGGACTTCCATCTGACGTAGGCGCTCGTCCTTGACCTCGCCACGGTGGGCAGTCGATGGGTACAAATGGGGTTGCTGGGCCTCGTCGTAAACGACTAGCGAGCCTTCAGGCGTGTCGCGCCAGTCGTCAGGAGCTGGGTGACACTGCGGGATTTTTAGGCCGGCGATATTGGCATAAACGGGCCTGCCCTCCTCGACTGCCTTAAGAATGAGTCCGATGCAGTAAAGAGTTTTTCCGCTACCAGGAACAGCAGTAATGAGAGTGATCATACTCGTGACCCGAAGAAGGTTTGGATGGCTTGTATAGAGGCGCGGGTAAGGAAGGCACTACAAACGATAGAAAGGGCCTCAGGTATTCCAGCGATACTCAGAACTTGGCTGACCTGGGCGGGCAAACCGCCGAACGCGAGTTGGACCTGATCAACCAACCGCTCGACCAGGGTAAGCAGTCCGTAATAAGTGAATATGCCGATACCAAGCGCGACAAAGATTTTGGCAATAACGCTTGAAATAATATAAACGCCGATAGTTACAAGAATCGCGGGCATTATTCGGACCTCGCAACGCCGAGACTGATGTAGATGGCTGCAATTAGTGCAGCAATGATAACGAGCGGTTTAATCATGCCAGCCCAAGTGCAAGCGGGCTGCCAACTGAATTCAAACGAGCCGCGACTGGTATCAATGATGGTTGGCGCTGGACAAGCTGCATTGCCGGAAATAGTCACAGACTCAGCAAAGTCTTGATCCTCAATAAGCTGGGAAAGGTCAGGGTCTTGCTCAGTGAATGGCTCTTTAACCCAATCAATAAACTTACACACAGTCGGCATAAAGTCGCAATCGGTTGGAATTTCGAGAGGCTTAGGCTGGACAGAAACGCCGCCATGATTTACCGGATCAGTAGACACCGACTCCTCCGTCTGAGTCTTTTGACCGTTCTCATACGTGTTCTTAGTTGTCTTATCAGTCGGCGTAATCGACCACGGGTTGGTTCCATATTCGAACTGCACAGATGGAAGAACTTCCGTAGTGGTCGTGTTGCCAGTGGCTGGGTCCGTTTTAGTCGTTACTACGCCCGGCAAGTCAACGGACTGAGGGCCGGAAAATTCGAATCCATCGGGGTAGTCGAACGAACCGGGCAGATTCTGCTCAATGAAAGGGGCTGACTCTGCCGCTACGTTAGGATCAGTAATACCATCGATGAGATTATCGATCTCGGAATCGGTAACGGGAACACGGGGCTGCGTAGAAGGGTCGGGATTTACTTCTTTCCAGTATCCAGACTGAACAAGCGAAGGCACATTGGTGAGGTGATGGTAATAACATGAGCCCCCAGAAAGTGCGCCAGCCCCCTTATGGCTAATGCCGCTCATGCTGTAGAGCGCACGGCATGCATCTCCGGCAGATTCATACTCACAAGCGGTAGCCATACCCGTGCCGCCGTAATAGGCGTGATAACAAACCCCGCCATCACCGGGACGCTTGAATTGCCCTTGATCCATGACCCAATCGACAGCAGCAAAAACACCAGCCAAACCTGCAGCGGCAGCGGCCTGCTGAGGCGACTTCTTCACAAATTGCTTTGCTGCGCCGGCCCATTTTGGCCAGCCGTATGAACGCTTGCCATTAACAGGAAGCTGAACACGTGAGCCACTCTGAGTGCTAACTGTGGCGTTCCAGTCCCTGGAATCGACAAAAGAAGTAGGGCCAGCACCTGGAACCCATGCGCGTTGAACTTCACCGGGCTCCGGAATTACCTGACGTGCCGCGCTTACTTCGACGCTGTATAGAACAGCAGCCAAAACGAAGAGACCATAACGAAAACAACGAGCCATCCTGAAAACTCCCAGCTTGCAACTTCCATTCGGAACTCCAATAAAAAAGGGGGCCGCTAAGCCCCCTAGTTGCCGAGGCTCGAATTAACGAGCAGAGCGGCGGAAGTAGGCGAACGCCACAACTACCAGCACAACAACGAACATTGCACCGCCGATGGTTTGAACATCGCCCTTGAGTGCAGTGATCGCGGTCAGTACGTCAGCGGGAATCATCGAGCCATCCATATTTCAATTCCTTTCATGAGATAGAAGAAAGCGTGTTAACAAACCACATCCCCAGGCAGCGCCGTAACACGCAACAACGGCCCATCCGAGTTTCAGCCCATCAGTAACACTGAGGGGCGGAATTATTGACGACTGCACAACCCATGTTTGGCAGACGCCGTTAACAAGTTCGGTGCAGACGAACGTGTCCATTAGTTAGCGCCAGCCACAGCAGCAGGACGGGGTTGTATGCGCTGAACTGGTACAGGCAGGCCGTCATCAGAGAGCCAGAGGTCCATGCCGAAAGCGGTGCCGGTTTTGGACTTCCAAGCTTTGGCATATACCGGGACGGCTACTTGCTGTCCGATGTACTTCTTGTAGGCATTTTCAATGCCGGAATCGAGTTGACGCTTGGAGACTTTCAGGCCGACCGACTGTTCGGTTTCTTGGCCGAATTGATCTTTACCAGGAGCAGTAAGCACCAGGTAGTGTTCGATGATGCCGTTCATCTTTTCTTTGGATGCGATGCCCTTGCACAGGCCCATTTGTACCAGCATGGTGATTACCTCGGTTATGAACGGGCCCAGCGCCCGAGAAAGTGAATTGCCAACAGTCCGCACATAGTGACGACCAGGACGTTAATAGTTGGGGCGATCATGAAAACAGCCCGGTACGCTTATGCGCTTGAAACCAGCCGCGCTCATATTCGTTATAGTCGTAGCTGCAAAGCAGGTACGGGTTGCAATAAATACGGCGAGGGCGGTAGTCACGAAAGCCGCGCAGATATGCCCAGGACAACATCATGCAGCCTCCACCGATGGCTCGACGTACCAGCCTGGACGCTGAGCGCTGAAATCGACTTGCAGGAAGCGCAAGATCGGAACCACGTTGTTCTTCTGGTCATCCATCTTCAACTTCTGCAAAGCGGCCTTTGAGAGTCCGCATTCGCAAATCTGATCAACGTGGCGGTAGAAGGTCGCACGGGACATAGAATCCATAGTTTCCTGCCAACCGTAATCCTTGATGCTGCGGTATGTGCGAAACAGGTTGAGAGCAACTGTCTCATTGGCTTTCCCGTTCTTTCCGAACTTCGTCCAACGGGCTTTAAGTGCGGCCAGCACTTTTTCGTCATTAATTACTCGCATGGAGATACCTTCAAAGGCCGCAAACAGTTCTTTAGTTACTTGTTCCCAACACCACTGAATAAAACAACTCCCCTGCTCTTCCAGGCGTTCCTGGTAGTCGCACAGGGCCCATAGATTCGTTGGGATGTTTCTGCGTTCGAGCCAGCGGTGCATTACAGTGGCTTCGAGACGAAGGAGGTTTTCGGCCCACTCCTGGAGCGCTGGATCCTCGAGAACCGCGAGCAGCCGATGGGCTGCGAACGCTTGGGAAGGAACGAAATTGGCACCGCCGTAGGCACGAGCGGCCTTGATGGCGTCATCGAGCTGGCGGCGAAACTCAGGGCCCTTGAGATAGGCCTTGAGCTTACGTAGACGGGTTTCCTTGGAGCCCCAATAGGCCGTGGTTTCGTAGTCGTCGCCACGGTTGCGAGTCTGGCCGTTGCTGACACCGCGAAGCGCCTGGACGAGCTGTAGCGCGGTGCGCTGATCGGGCAGGCGGGCGGAATAGGTGCAGTCGATCCCGTAGACCTCGGCGGCCTGCCAGTCCAGCAAGGCCCAGAGCTTCGGGTAGGAACCGGCAAGCCACTTCAGCATCACTTCGCCGCCCTTCCGGATCGAGGTAGGCCCAAAAACGTTGTGACCCTGGAGCAGCTTGGCCGGGCTGGCTTTCAGCTCGACGCCGGGCTGGACGCGCTTACCGAGAGACTGGTGAAACACCTTGAAGGCGAGCGGCGTGAAGCCGGTCGACAGGCTTTCCCAGGCGTGGCTGATGTCTTCGACCTGATAACCACCCTTCCCATCTGCAAGCACGCTGGTAGCACGAAGCGGAACACCGAGCGATTCCAGATCGACGACCAGCAGCTCATTGCCACGCTTACCGGTGCTGGTAGCGATGGCATCGACGCGAAACGGGACGAAGAGGTGGATTTTGTCGAGCACAGTGAAATCCCTGTCAATATCGGTATGCCGATACAATGTTGGCGGGATCATAAGACTGCGAGAAGGCGGAATGCAACCCCTTTTGTATTGGTTAACCGGAACTGTACGGAACCACAGTGCCTAGGATGCTGTCATGACGAAACAACAGCAGGAACGTGCCATGACCATCGCAAGCAACCTGAAGAAATTCAGGGTGGCGAAGAAGCTCACCCAGCGAGAAGTCTGGGAGGGTGCAGGCGTCAGCAAGTCGAGCTACACGGCCTACGAAGCGGGGCGCTCAGAGCCAACCGCAGAAACCATAGTCAGGCTTGCCGTTGTGCTGGGCGTAAGCACGGATGAACTGCTGCTGAGTGACACCGAAAGAACGGTTTCCGAGGACATGGCGCCGATCCTGAAACGGTTCGAGTCCCTGCCGCCTGATATCAGGAATCAGGCAAGGATCGCGTTGAAAGGCGTGCTGTTCGGGTACGAGCAAGAAGCCCTTCGCTGATCGGTCGAAAACCGAGCAAAAGTCTCACCATGAGACAAGAGTCCACCATTAGAGATGGTGGACCCGGCTGCGCCGGTGAAGCCAAAGCGCGGCGGAACCTCTGCAACTTCGTGACCTAACCGTCTGCGGTGCTGATGATCCTGGGAGAGCGGCAGAGAGAAGCCCAGGAGGGTTCCATTTGGGCAGATCAGGGCGCGGGTTGAGGTAGTGGCGGGACAACGGGACGAAGATCGCGAGAAGCCTCCAGAGGGCCATACAGGCCGCTGGGGGCTTTTTTGTGGGTCGATGGTTGCGGCCCCTTCGGGGGTATCGTCGCAGGCGCTATGCAGAACGACAGGAGGCAGTGCAGGCGACTAATCGCCGCGAGCGGCGAGGTCGAGGATAAATTACGGTAACGTTACTTTATCTATCAAACCTAAAGCTGCAAAATAGCCCGGCAGGCGTCCTGCAGGGCTGCTACACGGGCGTCCAGGGCGGCGCTCTCCTGGTCGAGCTGGTGGTATCGCTTGCGCAACTCACGCACCTCGGCAACAAGTCGCGGATAGTCGTCGAGGATCCACGAAACCGCATGAGAACCCTTGCGCCCTGGGGCGTAGAGTTCGGCAGTCTTGATGGAATAGGGTTCGAGTTCGATAGCGCAGCGCATAATCAACGTTACATTAAATCGCGTCGGGACCGCTAACCATCATCCCGACACGATTAAACGTAACGTTGCCGATTATGCGAACTCGCAGGATATTTCTGCAGGTGCTCGGCCAGTCACTTTTATCGCTTGTCGACTCTGCAGTTGACGTGCCGATTGCGGTCGCTTCGATTGCATTTACGCTCTTCCTCGGAATGCTGCGCGAAATTCGCTGGGTTTGAGGCCAGCCTGCTTTCTGAAGAATCGGCTGAAATACGCAGCATCGTCGTAGCCCAGGTCATGGGCGATCTGCTGGATGTCCAATGCGGTATATGCAAGCTGTCGTTGTGCTTCGCGCACGATGCGTTCGTTGATGACGGCTGTCGGCGATTCGCCGAGTTCTTCGCGGCAGGCTCTGCCCAGCGTGGCCGGCGTGATGCCCAGCGCTTCGGCATACAGCGCGAGCGGCCAATGCTGCTTGAAGTGCTGATCGATCAGTTCGCGGAACTGACCGAGCAATACCGAGCGTCTGCCGTTGGCCGGCCTTGCGGTCAGGGTCGGCTGATTGAGCCGTGTGATCTGTACCAGCAAGGCGATCAGCAAGGCATGGCCGGCCGCCACGTTGTCGCGTTCCTGGCCTTGCGCTTCGTTCTGAATCAGCTGAATCAGTGGCCAGATGGGTTCCGTGCCATCCGCAATCCAGGGCAAGGGAATGACC